AGCTATCTGGACATACAGTTACTGATGAACAAAAAGAAATCAAAGTATCTGGAATCAAAGGACACATGGACTGTGTTATTGATGGGGAGGTTGTAGATATTAAGACTGCTTCTGGTTATGCGTTCAAGAAATTTAAAGACGGTACTCTAGCAGAGAACGATATGTTTGGATACATGGCTCAACTTGCTGGGTATGAACAAGCACAGGGCACTAGCAATGGAGGTTTCTTAGCTCTTAATAAAGAGTCTGGTGAGTTAGCATTATACAGACCTGATGAATTTGATAAGCCGAATATTAAAAATAAAATCAAAGATATTAAAGCTGCTATTAAGTTAGACAAACCACCAAGTTTGTGTTATAATCCTATACCTGATGGTAAGTCTGGTAATATGCAACTTGCTAGAGAGTGTGTATACTGTAGACATAAGTTTGAATGTCATAAAGATTCTAATGAAGGTAAAGGTTTAAGAGTATTTAAATATTCTAATGGCTTAAGGTACTTAACTCAAACACCTAAGCCACCTAAAGTTATAGAGGTAACACAGATATGAGTGGAAGAAGATCAAAACAATTAAGACGTAGAGCAGAAGACTTACTTATAGAATGGATTAGAACTATGGTTCCTGATGGAGAAGACCCTACTAGAATTAAAAGACAAAACCTAGATGAGTTCTTACCTATGCAAACACACATCTTTGCAGGTGGACAATTTAGAATGAGTGCCTACACTTTGAGATGGTTTTATAAAAAAGTAAAACGTAACCCTGATGTAACACTGGAGAACATCAATGCCTAAAAGAGTACCTCGTAAACCGAGACCAAAGAAGATAGGAATACCTAAAGGCTATGATAGCATGTGGGAAGTCACCTTACATGAAACTATATTACAAGATTGGAAACATCACTATGAGTCTATTAAGTATATCATTAAGAAAGATTATGAAGTAGACTTCGCCAAAACAATAGAAGATAAAACTATATTGTTAGAAGCAAAGGGTAGATTTTGGGACCACGCTGAATACAGTAAGTATCTTTGGATAAGAGAAGCCTTACCTGCGAACATGGAGCTAGTCTTCTTATTCCAAAAGCCTTTCTCTCCTATGCCGGGAGCAAAGGTAAGGAAGGATGGAACAAAACGTACCCATGCTGAATGGGCTGAAACAAATAATTTTAGATGGTTTAGTGAAGATACTTTACCTGATGAATGGAGACATAATGAATTATAAATTTAATGAAGGAAAATTAATACAAGAACTACAAGAGTATATTGATGGTACATATGGTGAGCATTATGCTTCTGATAAGTATCAAGCTACAGACATCATCATTGACTCTGGACATGGAGAAGGGTTTACTCTTGGTAACATTATGAAGTATGCTAAACGCTATGGAAATAAAGAAGGAAAGAACAGAAAAGACTTGCTAAAAATCTTACATTATGGTATAATAATGCTTTACGTACACGATACAGAGAACACATAATGGTAGAAGATAAAGTAGGAATAAAAGAATACTTAGGTATTAAAATTAATTACAGTAACGAAAAACTATTAGATAAGTTTAGTCTTGATACGCTAAAGGACAGATACTTATGGGAGAATGAAACACATGCACAAGAAGCGTTTGCCCGTGCCTCGGTCTTCGGGGCAACCTACAAAGGTCACACGGATTTTGAATTGGCTCAAAGGCTTTATCACTACAGTTCCTCTTGTTGGTTCATGTTTAGCACTCCTATACTTAGTAACGGGGGAACAAGTCGTGGTCTTCCTATTAGCTGTTTCCTCAATTATGTACCTGATAGTCGCAGTGGTTTATCAGATCATTATGACGAGAATATTTGGTTGGCATCTTCAGGTGGAGGTATTGGTGGATATTGGGGAAACATTAGGAGTAACGGTATTTCTACTACTCACGGTAGTAAGTCTACTGGTTCAATTCCTTTTATCCATGTAGTTGATTCACAGATGTTAGCCTTTAATCAAGGCACAACAAGACGTGGTTCTTATGCTGCATACATGGACATATCTCATCCAGAGATTGAAGAGTTTATTAACATGCGTAAAGAATCCGGTGGGGATATCAACAGGAAAAATCTTAATCTTCACAACGGTATCAACATTACCAATGAGTTCTTGAAAGCTGTTGAAGAAGATGCAGACTTTAGATTGATAGACCCTAAGACTAATGAGCCTACTAAGATTGTTAATGCTAGAGACTTATGGTGGCAGATCATCAACGCTAGAGCAGAGACTGGTGAGCCTTACATGGTCAACATAGATACATGTAACGAAGCTTTACCAAAAGAACAGAAAGATTTAGGATTAGAAATTAAACAGAGCAATCTTTGTTCTGAGATTACTTTACCTACTAACGAAGAGAGAACAGCAGTGTGTTGTTTATCTTCTGTAAACTTAGAATACTATGATGAATGGTCAGAGAATCCAGTGTTCATAGATGATTTAATAACCATGCTTGACAACGTTCTTCAACATTATATTGATAACGCTGTTGACACAGATAACTTAGGAGAGTACAATGCAAACTTTAAAAGGTTTCAAAAACATATTAAAGAAGGTAAAGAAGGGTTTACTAAATCTGCCTACTCAGCTTATAGAGAAAGGTCATTGGGTCTCGGTGCGATGGGCTTCCATTCGTATCTCCAATCACGCAACATTCCTTTTGAAGGTATCTTCGCTACGGGTTTCAATCATAAAGCGTTTAAACATGTTAAGACACATGCAACCAAAGCTTCTGAAAGACTTGCAGATGAAAGGGGGGAAGCTCCTGATGTCAGCGGTAGTGGCAGGAGGAACGCTAATCTACTCGCTGTTGCTCCTAACGCTAGTTCTAGTATCATATGTGGTGGTACTTCTCCTTCGATTGAGCCATATCGTGCTAACGTTTATACGCACAAGACTCTAAGTGGTTCGTTCCAAGTTAAGAACAAATACCTAGAAGAGGTATTACAAGACAAAGGACTAAAGAAAAATGAGTTGACTGCATTGTGGAAAGACATTGCAGGTAACGAAGGTTCAGTACAACATCTTGATATATTAACTGATGAAGAAAAAGAAGTATTTAAAACTGCTAATGAAATAGATCAGATATGGATTATAGAACATGCATCTAAACGTCAAGAGTTTATTTGTCAAGCACAATCCGTTAATCTTTTCTTTACACTTCCTAAAGCTACAGAGCCACAGGAAGTACATGATGAATACATGCAGTACGTTAATGATGTACACTGGTATGGCATGAACAAACTAAAGTCTTTGTATTACTTTAGAACTAATGCTGCTAGAAATGCAGAAAATGTAAACGTTAAAGTTCAGCGTATTAAACTAGATGATGCTGAGTGTATAGCTTGTGAGGGTTGATATGGATTGTTGGCACTGTGGAACACAATTAATATGGGGTGGAGATCACGACATAGAAGATGAGAACGATGAGTACATTATGGAAACTAATTTAAGTTGCCCTAAATGTAACTCGGCTGTTATAGTTTATTTACCAAAAGATTAATATGAAACAATCAGAATTTGACAAGGTGTTTAGCCAAAAGTTTTCAGGCTTTACAAGTAGGATGTGGTTAGATTATTGTGATGAAAATAATAATCCATTCGCAAAAACAAAAGATTACGCAGGATACGTAATTGAAAATTTAAAATATTTAGTTAAGAAATTTAACGAGCAGAACAGATGAGTTTATTAGACACAAGAGATTATTACAAACCATTCGATAACCCTTGGATGTTTGACTACTATGTCTTACAAAACCAAATGCACTGGATGCCGGAGTCAGTACCTTTACACACCGATGTAAAAGATTGGCAAGAGTTAGCTTCAAAAGAAAAGAATCTATTAACACAAATCTTTAGATTGTTTACTCAATCTGATGTAGATGTTGGTGCAGGTTACGTTGATAGATACATGCGTATCTTTAGAAAGCCTGAAGCTAGAATGATGATGGGTTCTTTTGCTAACATGGAATCTATTCATCAACATGCTTACAGCTTACTCCTTGATACAGTGGGTATGCCTGAGATAGAGTACAAAGCTTTTTCAGAGTACGAAGAGATGGCAGATAAACACGAGTACGTACATAAGATTAAGACAACTAAGTCTGACAAGAAAAGTATTGCAAAAACTTTAGCAGTCTATTCAGCTTTTACAGAAGGACTACAGTTGTTCTCAAGCTTTGCAATCTTGTTAAACTTTCCAAGGTTCGGTAAGATGAAAGGTATGGGACAGATAGTTACTTACTCTATACGTGATGAGTCTATGCACGTTGAAGCTATGACTAAGTTGTTCAGAGAGTTTATCCAAGAGAACTTAGATATCTGGACAGATGATTTTAAAGCAGAACTCTACGAGATTTGTAGACAGATGGTAACACTAGAAGATAAGTTCTTAGACCTAGTGTTTGATATGGGAGACCTTGAAGGTCTTACCAAGAAAGATATGTATGCTTACAATAGATACATAGCTGATAGAAGATTACTACAGCTTGGTCTTAAAACAAACTATGACCAACGTGAGAATCCTCTAGGTTGGTTGGATGAAGTGATGGGTGTGGAACATCAGAACTTCTTTGAAGGTCGTGCAACTTCTTATATGAAGGCAGGACTAAGAGGTAGACAAGATAAGATAACCTTTGCAAACTTGGAGAGTGATAATGGTTAATAAAAGTGAAGCTAACTTAGTAAGTTTTAAAGTGCTTCTTACACGTAACAATGAAATCGTTACAGAGTTTAGTATGTTACCGGAGGATATGGTTGATGAAATCTTTCCCAAAGATGAGAGAGACGTAATCAAAACAATCCTCCGTAATGGTAAGCATAAGCTTGGAGATTTACATAACTTCTTTCAAAGAGAGTTAAACGTTTTAAAATAACTATCCTGCTAAAGGATTACCACTTTCAAGTTTAGATATTTCTTTGTCTAAACTTTGAAGGTCTGCTTTAATTGTAGCAATGTCGGTTTTAATTTCAGTAACATCAGGAACAGATATGTTGTCTATTTCTTTTTCTAGAAATTGAACCGAGGTTTCTATCTTACCAAACCTTTCTTCAATTATCTTCTGAGCATCTTCGGTATCTTCAATACCACCAACAGCAGCTTCAAGATTTTCTAATCTATTAACGTACTCTGCTCCTTGATAACCAAATCCAGCTAGTGTTCCTACTATCCCTATTAAAGCAATAAGTTGTGTTGTTTTATTTTCAAACCAATTCATAATATTCTCCTATAATTTTGGTTGTAGTTCTCTCATTTCAATCAGTGTTTCTAAACTCTGACCTGCCATTTGATAAAAGCCTTCAATGTTATCTAACAACATATTGTTGGCATAGATATCTGTTGACTCGTACCATGTTTCTTGATCGGGTAATGTCACTAACCTGTAGTTATTAAAGTTAGGCACAAACCCCATGTAAGCTATAATAGTATTTTCTGACCCATACTCACCTGTCTCTTCTTGTTTAGCTTCGACATCCTCTTGAGCAGCTTGTAAGTTCTGGGCTATGACATTTGCTACAGTTTGTTCAGCTTGATTAGCTGATGAATCTGTAGAGACTGACATATCTATTTCACTTTGTAAAGTTTGAGTAGTGGTTGTATCAACTGCGACACTAACTGTCTCAACTGTCTCAGCTTCT